CAATCTTCGCAACACTGAATGCCGCCGCAATCGGACCGGCCAGGCCCGTGACAGCCGAAGCAAGTCGGTCTGTCTGGCCTTCTAGCGTCCTGACTTTAGAAGCACTCGTTGACGCCTGATCGCCCATCTCGCGGATACCGGCCTTGGCCCTATCCATCGCCGGGTCAACACGGTTGCCGGCTGACTCCAAGGCATTCAAGTCCTTAGTCATCGCTCGGGCATCACGCTGAGCACCTCTGGAGTCGATCGTAACCGCCAGGCGAGACTCTTGGTTCATACAAACTCCGGGCACAAAAAAACCCGCACTTGGCGGGCTTCGGTTGAATGTCTGCTCAGTCTGCGACCGGCTCTAGGTCTGAGGAACAGTGCTTGCACTTGATGGCTTCTCGCTGAACCACCTCAGCGCAGTAAGGACACTTCCTATAGCTGGCGGATGACCCAAACTTTTTGGCGATTTCGATGCTTTTGGCGTCATCAACGCCGACTGGATTTACCAGCCAGATGGCAATCAGAGCAAAGATTGAGAACAGGAATCCAAGCACGAACCATGCGCCAGCGCTGCGTCCTTTCTGCTTGGCGAAGTACGCCGTCACAGCGGCCACCGCCAGCCAAACGATCAGAATCTCCATGAACCCCTCCTGAGCAGATGGTTAAATTTAGCACCCGCTCGTGACTTGGCGCTATCAGCGCGGCCTTTGAGGCTTCGATTTTTCAACCTGGCTTTCCTGATCCTGGCTCCACAGTTTCCTGAACTCCTCGTCAAGCGCAAATATTGCACCGTCAAACTCTTCGCGACATATCACTGATGGGTAGCGGTCGAGGTATTCAGCAATCGCGGCTGGCGCAATTGGGGCTGGCGCACCAACCATGCCGACGTACTGCCGGGACCGGCCAATGCGCCCGTAGGCCTCAAGGATCTCGGCAACCACGTCGTCGATCTCCGGCGCCTCTTGGGCAGTCAGCCCGAGGCGCTCATGCTTCCAGCGCTTCTTCTCGTTCTCAGGTCCGGCCCAATCCCTACCCCAGCGATATGCCGCTACTGCTTTTCCGCTGTTACTGCTGCCCGCTCCTTGGCCCTGGTCATGATGTCCAAGGCTGCCCGGACAACAATCCAATATACGTCGGGTATCATCTTGAGCAGTTCAACGCCGAGCTTTGGAGTGTATTGGGCCGGGACGCCAGGGTTATCAGCAACGTCCACACCCTGCCAGTCCTTGATCAAGTGGCGCGCTGCCAATTCAAAGTAAAGGTCATCGCCCGATTCGATCTCAACCTCCGCCACTGCGTCCAGGCTGAAGTCCTTGGTACCCGCCTTGGTCTGCAGGTCGATGGAATCCAGATGACGCTGAATAATGGCTTTGTGCGACTTGAACATCGGATTGCCAAAGGACGCTACAAGCAGCTTCGCGCCTGGCGCAAAGTCGACCCAGCGTTGCCCCTCGATATCCAGTTCAGGCTTCTTTATGGTGACGCCCATGGTATTCCTCTGCGGTAAAAGGCCCGACACACACCGCAGGGCGCGCCGGGCAAAGGATTAAGCGGTAACCGTAATGGTCGCAGTGCCGCTCTTGGTCGGATCTGCTGCGCTGGTCGCAGTGATGGTGGCAGTGCCGACGGCAACAGCCGTGACCAGTCCGGTCTGGCTGACAGTCGCCTTGGTAGCGTCAGAGCTGGACCAGGTGACCTGCTGACTCGCACCAACAGGAGCGACCAGCACCTCCAGATCTCGAGTCTGGCCGACGGCAACGCTGGCAGTGGTCGGCGACACGGTCACGGTGCTTACAGTGATCGGAGCCGGTGTGCGGGTGATTGTCGGCGGCACGCGGCGACCGGTGTAGCTCAACTCGACTTGGATGATGTCGGTGGCGCCACCGTCAGGCCAATCACCACTGACCTCCATCTCCGGCAGCTTGAAGGTGTACCCCCCATCTGCGTTGTTCAGCGTGAACTCAAAACTCAGTGCGCTGCTGGTTTGCTGCGCCTTCCAGAATTCATACGCCTTTTTTGACCAACTGATCGTGATCGATCCCGACGGGGTGAAGATGGTAGGGATGATGTTGCCAGGGAACGGGTTGCCATTACCGATGCAGCGCTGGGTCTGCACGCCGTTGTCGAACTGCAGGTTGAAGCTATCGACGCAGGCGTTGTCCTCGCCAAGCTGCTCTCCATTGATTTTTAGGCCGCTCACGTCCTTGAAGCCGTAGCGGCGCTGCTTTGCCTCTGCCTGCGGGTTGACGATAAACGAGGTGTTGTCGGCCTTGTCCTGCCACGACGTGGCGGCAAAGGTGGTGGTGACAGTGATCTCGTTATCACTCGGGATCTCGAAGTTCATCGTGGCGACTTGTGCACCGCGCGCGATCGCTGCCACCCCGATGTCGCTGGCGTAGGAGCCAATCGAGAAGGTGATGCGCTGGTTGCCCATAGTCAGCTGGTTTCCGACCCAGTCCGCACCGAAGCACGAGGCCATGAAGTCGTCCAGCGCGCCGTAACGCAGCTTGGTCTCTACGTCGCCGCCGACGTCTACAGTGGTCTGGGTGGTGCCCTGAGCCATGCGGTCGTTGCCGATCTCGTTGTTCTCTTCGCTGTTGTAGGTCGGCAGAAGGCCGAAGCTGACTCGAGTCAGCACGTTCCAGTTGCCTGCCGGGGTAACCCCTGGGGTCACCTCACGTTTCCAGGCGGTTGATACCTTGGCACCACTGGACATGGGGTGTTTCTCCTATCGATAGGCGTAAAAAAACCGCCATGTGGCGGTGGATGTTGAGGGCTCAGTAGGCCCGGTATGGAACGCGTACGTTGACCTGGTACCAGTTGTTGCCGTCGTCGCCGACAACCTGCGGGGATGCCTCGAAGAAGTCGAAAGGCCCCTCTGGCGCGCTGTAGTACTGAAACTGGGTAACCAGCGTGTCTACGGCCCTGGTGATTGCTAGAGTGCCGCTGTAGCTGGGCACGAACAGTTGGATGACGACGATTCCGGTCTGGCGCACGCATGGGCCGATGCCGACCTCTGGCGTGCTGCTCAGGCCGGGAATGTCTGCCAGGCGAGCCCAGATGCTCCGCCCTGCCGGATTAAACGGCTTTGGTGGGTTTGGGTAATCCACTGCGTCAGCAGGGATCCCGGTCCACTGCGCCATGCGCCCGATGACGATGGCTCGGATCTGTTCGAAGGTCATGAGTAGGCCTGCGTGACGCCATGAAAGCTGGCTTCGTAGATACCCTTCGGCGGCGCTTGCTTGGAATGGCCATCTTCAAGGGCCTGGGCATACGGCAGATTGTTCTGGATGAAGACCTGCGTATATGGCTCCAGGCCGGTAACCGCGCGTACACCCGCCTGGAGGGTTTCTGCGCCCGTTGGGTCGACGTTCACGGTACTGGTGTAAACCGGCGCGCCGACGCTGACGATGTTGTTGCCACGGAAGCGCCCGGTATCAACCGGCGAGCGCAGAACGATTTCGTTGAGGAGCGCGATGGCGATGACTCGAACGCGCTGGCTCAGTTGCTCCTCCACCACGCCAGCGAACAGGCTGGGCGGTGTGCTCCAGCCCCTTCTGGACATGGTCACTTCCTCAGTTGGATCTCGTAGTGGGCCTTGGCCGGGTCGATGCCGGGGCTGACGATGCGGTATTTCACCGGCACGCCTGTGATCAGGTCGTCGGCGGTGATCTCGTGGCCTACGGCTGGCTTGTCCGTGACCTCGTTGGCCAGGCAGATCAGCAGGACGTCACCCACCAGAATGTTGATGTTGTCGATCCGACGGCTGTCGTAGTTATCGAACACGCCTCGCCCGGTGTAGGTTACCGGCTGGGCGGTAGTTTCCTCGGTTACTGGATCAGTGACGCCAGGCCCCATGTAGGTGCCAGCGAATGCCTGCACGGCATCGGCCAGGTCATCGTCGAAGGCCGCAGCCAGGTCGATTTGTACGTCATCGCGTAAACCCATGGCTACCCCCTGTCCACGGCGAATGTGAACGGGTTGCAGCGCCAGGGCGAGACCAGTGCCAGAGCGAATTGAACGCCCTCTGGCTGCGCGCCAGTGCTGGTCCGATCAAGCGCGGCATACGTGCGACTGGTTGATACCGAGCCAGCCTTCACGCTCTTCGCCTCGAGCGAGCCCTCGGTCTGCTGCTGGTACAACTGGCCGGTGGACGCAACCAGGGCCAGCTGAGCCCCGGCCTGCTTCACCTCCTCCGGCACGGCATCCATGTCGATGCCGCACAGCCGCAACGAGGTGAGGTATGCGTTGGCCTGCGCTACCGCCATGGCCTTCTTGTCGTCGGGCGCCCAGGCTGGACCCAGGATGGCGTCGACATCCGCGACGGTAATGTAGGTAGCCATCAGGCCTCCGCTGAGATGAATGGGGGCCGAAGCCCCGGTGTTACTTGGGCAGGTCGTCTACCAGCTTCTGCAGCGACTCTTTCGAGGCGTTGGCGCGGTAGGTGACGCCGGCGGCGTCGAGCTTGGCCTTCAGCTCTTCGACTTCCTTCTCGGCAGCCAGCCGGTCTTGCTCTTCCTTCTCAGCCGCGAGGCGATCGCTTTCGGCCGATTCAAGCTCGGATACGCGGGCCTTCAGTTGCTGATTCTCGGCAGCCAGACCTGTGTTTTCGTCCTTGAGCCGCAGGAACTGTGCTTGCAGCTCGCCGCCGCCGTTGAAGTGCTCACCACCTGACTGGGGATCTGCCGGAAGCAGTTCCGAATCGGGCACATCGGCAGACTTGAGCTTCACCTGGCCATCGCTTCCGACTTCAAGGCCGTCGAAACGGGTTTTCTTCACGTTGTTGTCGCTCATCACGCGCTCTCCAGTGCTTTGATCCGCGCGGCCAGCGCGCTGATGGTGGCTTGAAGGTCGCCAGCAGTGACGCCGTTGGTTGCATCTGCGGCAACCTGCACGGTCGACGCTGCGGGCTTTGCATTCTTCATGGATCGAGGCAGGCCCTTGCCAGTTTTCGGGGTAGCCATGCGTTCATCTCCTGATTGGGGCGGCGAACCGCCCCGGGTGGATTAGGCGGCAGGTACGCCGGTGACCAGGAAGGCGACTGGCACGTGCTTGCGCTCGACCACTCGGTTCCAGTTGGTGGCCAAGGCAAGATCCGACCACGACGCGGAGCGCGGGGTGGTTTCGGTGCCGTTGCCCGTGATGGTGGCGCTCAGGAAGCTGTAGCCCAGCGGGTGCAGCAGCCAGGTTTTGCGCGACCACAGCACCTCGACACCACCACCATTGCCGCGGGCCGCCTGGCGCTCGTACTCGACGGGATGCTGTGGGCTGCCCTCGCCGTAGCCGATGGCGCCGCGACCGAAGATCACGTTGATGAACTTGCGGGCGTTGCCGGTGCCGATCACGGTCATCTGGTCGTCGATCACCAGCTGATAGCCCTGGTAGGTGGCAATCTGGGTGTTGTTGTCGGCGTCACGGATGAAGTCGATCAGCTGCTTCTTGCGCATGTCGCCGTACACGAAGCTGTGCATGGCCATGACGCCCAGCACCTGGCCAGTTGGCCCCATCAGCGCATCACCCATGGTCTGGGTGGCGTCGATGAAGGCGCCGGCATCGAAGCCACCAGCGGCCGACACGTCGATCACCATGTCGTTCTGGGTGTGGTAGGCATCGGTTGCTGCGATGTTGTCGTTGTACATGCCCAGCGAGGTCGCCAGTAGGCGGCGCTGAGCCTGGCGCTGCCAGAAGTTGTCGAGGCGGGACGCCACGGATTGCAGCGGGTTCTGGCTGGTGAGCTCGACGGTCAGGTCAGCTTGGCCGAAACCTTCGTTGAGGTACGCAACGCGGGCAAGCATGTCGCCAGTGTTGATCGCGCGCGGTTCGGCAACGTCGGCGTACACGTCGTTCGAGTAGTTCGGCTCGATCGATGCGTCGATTGCCTTCCAGAACGGGATGTTGGCAATGTTCGACGGGCCGTTGGCGATCTGGGAGGCGTATGGGGTCGGGGTCAGGATGCCCGAGGTGAAGAAGGCGGTCTTCTCCACCGGGTCCTGGGTGAGGTACGAGGTGAGTACCGGGATGTTGCCGGTAACGATGTCACCAATGGTGGTGATAGGCATGGGGCCTTACTCCTTACGTTTTGCCTGG